TAGAGAATATATAAAACAGAAGTATTAATTTTTGGAGTATATTATGAAAGATGTGGTTGTTGGTGCCATTACTGGCTATGATTTTAATAAAATTAGACCTTGGGTCAATTCTTTAGATCGTTCTGGTTTTGATGGCCTAAAAGTTATGTTGTGTTATAATATTAGTTATGATGTTGCAGAAGAATTGACAAAGAGAAACTATTCTGTGTTTGCTCTTCGCAAAAACGATGAGATGCGAAGGTTTGAGTATAGAGATAACTTCTCAATTGTGGTTGAAAGATTTGTACACATTTGGCATTTTCTAAAAACTTTCAAAGGTCAATATCGTAACATCGTCTGTACTGATGTTAAAGATGTTGTCTTTCAAACAAACCCATCCGAGTGGTTTGACAAAAATCTAGGCGATAAAAAAATCTGTGTTGGTACAGAATCTATTCGTTATCGTGATGAAGATTGGGGTAGAAACAATCTACAGAAATCTTTTGGTAATCTTCTCTATGAAGAATTGAAAGATAATCTAATCTATAATGCCGGCACTATTTCTGGTGAATTTGATACGATGATTGATTTCTTTTTGAACATCTATATGTTGTGCAATGGAACAAATCATTCTATAGAAGGTGGTGGAGGTCCTGATCAGGCTGCATTGAATATACTATTGAACACCAAATCGTATAAAGACATTACTAAATTCAATATGAGTGAAGACGGTTATGCAGCACAATTAGGCACAACCGGTCCACAAGTATTATCAAGATTTGGTCAATATCTAGTTGAGAAAACACCAATTATGGTTGGTGATACTGTTTGTACAAGTGATAAAACTCCATTCTGTATTGTACATCAATATGATCGTGTGCCAGAATGGAAAAAGATAATTGAGGAAAAGTATGCGTAATTTGATTATATGTCCTGTTGGTAATCCTATTAGTTTTGATGTAAGGTTTGATGAAGAAAGTCATTGGCGTTATGTGCATGATGATAGAAAGTATGAAACATTAGTTTTTCAATACTCTGACTATTTACCAGGATATAACACCTACGATAAACTTATTGAACAAAAAGGTTTTAAGTGGTCATTGGCCAAAGAGTGGTTACCTAAGATAGATTATACTCAGTACGATTACATTGGTTTTATGGATGATGATTTAATTACAGACAGAGAAAATATAAACAGAGCTTTAGATATCGCATACGAAAAAGACCTCAAGATATTTCAAATGTCTGTGACGCAAGATTCTGATATGTTTTATTCTATACTAAAGAATAAACCTGGTGTTAAATACACTAAAACTAATTTTGTTGAGGTGATGGGTCCTTTCATACATAGTTCTTTGATACCAAAATGTATAGAATTGTGGGACATGTATGACATTTACACTGGATGGGGTTTTGATAAAGTGCTTTGTCAATTAACCGAAACTGATGCAGCTGTAATTCATGCATCACAAATGTATCACCCAAAAAGATCAGGTAATTATGATAAGTCTAAGGCCTTTGCAGAAATGGATAAATTATTGTACGAAGTTTTTCCTAGATACATGCGAAACAAAGGTATTGATAAGTGGCAGTATACAGAATCACAAATTGAAAAAGAAATTGTGATGGTAGTATGAAGTATCACGCAATACTTTTTATGTGTAATGATGAACCAAGAGCAAGGTTTGTCATTGAGAATTTTAAGAAACATAATCCAGAAATAAGTTTGACTGTATATAATGGTGGTGAATCTGTTAACCTTAGTGAGTATGATGTAGAACTTATTCAAGGTCCAAATGTCTGGCATAAAAAAACTAGACATGCACCAGGATCATTTAATTATGGTTGGTTTGAGATGCTATTTCAAATGCATCGTAAATATGATCCTGATTATTTGATTTTTCTTGAAACAGATGTGAAGACAAATAAAAAAATTGAAATAGAACCAGAATATGATATTGCTGGTCCTGTAGTTCCTTGTGGTTACATGGAACAATTAGTAATGTATGACTATTGGAGTAATTATGTTGATGGTAAACCTTTTACTGAAGACATAAAAACTTCTTGGTCACATAAGTATCATACAGGAATGGGTGCAACAGCTTTATCAAGAAGATTCTTTCAACAATCAGAAAAGAATCTACATTTAGTAAAACAATGTTATGAGTTGATACCATTTAATTGTTATCAAGATGTTTTGATTAGTTGTTTTGCCAGATATTCTGGTTGTACGATGGGTGATTGGAAAGATGCTTCAGATACAAGAGGTACACTTAGATTAAAAGATAATAATTGGTATACAGAACCAATGAATGATCAATGCGCTTTAATACATAATTATAAAGTATAGGAGTTAAAATGAAAAGTATTGTAACAGGTGGTGCAGGTTTTATAGGTAGTCATATTGTTGATAAATTGTGTGAACTTGGTCATGAAGTTATTGTAATTGATAATGAGACTTCTACTGTTCATGAAAATTTTTGGTATAATCCAACAGTAAAATATAATAACAATTATTACAAGTATGATATTGCTGACTATGATAAGATAAGACCTTTGTTTGAAGGCGTAGATTATGTCTTTCATTTGGCTGCTGAATCTCGTATTCAACCAGCAATAGAAAATCCACTTCTTTGTTTTAGAACCAATTCATTTGGTACAGCAGTAATTTTACAATGTGCAAGAGAAGCTGGTGTAAAAAGAGTGATGTATTCTTCCACTTCTTCAGCATACGGTCTCAAAAATACACCACCACTAGAAGAAACAATGCCTAATGATTGTTTGAATCCATATTCTGTTGCAAAAACATCTGGTGAAGAAGCGTGTAAAATGTATAGTAAATTGTTTGGTCTTGACACTGTTATTTTTCGTTACTTTAATGTCTATGGTACAAGAGAACCATTGAAAGGTCCATATGCGCCAGTTGTTGGTCTTTTTATAAGACAGGCTAAAGCAGGAGAACCACTTACGATTGTCGGTGATGGTTTACAACGCCGTGATTTTACTCATGTTGATGATGTTGTTGATGCAAACATCTTAGCTATGAGGTGTGACAAGATTATTGCTGGTCAAACCTTCAATATAGGAACAGGAAAAAATCATTCTGTTTTAGAACTGGCTAAAATGATTTCCTCACTAATAAAATTTATTCCACCAAGACCAGCAGAAGCAAGAGAAACACTTGCGAATAATACTAAGGCTAAAAGTGTATTAGGATGGAATCCTAAAAAACAAATAGAAGATTACATAAGGGAAAATTTATGAGTCAAGGTTATTTCTTAATTGCATTAGGTCAATACTATATTGATGAGTGTTTACTTTTAGTAAATACGATTCGTAAAAATGGTGATACGAGACCAGTATCACTTTTGATACATGCACAAGATGAAGAATATGCACAATCAAAAAATGCATTTGATCAGATGGTTTACTTTGAAGCCAATGATCCAATGTGGAGAGAATGTACAACAGGTTTTGAAAAATATTGCTTATACCCACGAATCAATTTTGAAAAATATTTACCATACGATGAAAATATTATAATTGACAGTGATGTATTATGTCAGTATAATCCAAATACACTTTGGAATTATCTATCTAATCAAGAGAAATCGGTAGTTATGTTAGGTAGGAGAGATGATTCAAATTGGCATTGGGGTACAATCAATGAGGTATCTGAAGCTTATGGTAAACATGTGCCTCATGTACACGGTGGTTTTTTCTATCTAAGAAAAGATGCATTTATTGATACATTTTTTGAATACTGTCGTGAAGTGTTTTATAGATATGATGAGTACAAATGTAAGAGAGCTTTTCGTGGTGGTCGTGTAGATGAAATTATTTTTGCAATTGCTCACTCCAACTTTGATATGGTGCCTTTAGAATTTGATGAATTTCCTGTGATGACATTCAATTACACACCTGATATTCAAATACCTTCTAAGTTACAGACAGAAGGTGATCAGAACATAGAACTGATGGATTATATACCGTTTGTACATATGTTTGATAAGATGACAGGTTCTAATTTTCAATCTCTTTACAATAAAATTATGCAAGTATGAAATATGATTATCTGATTGTTGGTTCTGGTCTTTTTGGTTCTACCTTTGCTCGACAAGTAACAGATGCAGGTAAAACTTGTCTCATTATAGAATCAAGAGAACATATTGGTGGAAATGTCTATAGTGAAAACAAAGATGGTATAGATGTACACAAATATGGGCCACACATTTTTCACACAAATGATTTTAGAATTTGGCAATATGTAAATCGTTTTGCAAAGTTCAACAATTTCATTCTCTCACCTAAAGTATTTCACAATGGTAGATTGTATTCATTACCATTTAATATGAATACTTTCTATGAGATATGGGGTTGCACAACACCAGAACAGGCCAAAAAAATAATTGAATCACAGAAGTTTACAGGTGAACCAACAAACCTTGAAGAACAGGCTTTGAGTTTGGTTGGTAAAGACATCTATGAACTACTGATTCGTGATTACACCACAAAACAATGGAAGAAAG